GTGTAATCAAGGCTATCGAGGCCGGTGTGTATGAGCAGTGGCGCCAGCGCCAGCGCATCATGGAGATGCGCGCCAAAGGGGTTGAGCCACCCGATTGGCTTCGCACCAAGCTGCGCCGTCTCGACCGAATGATTAACCAGCTGCGTGCCGGAGCTACCTACTATCGCGAATATTCGTCGGTGGAGAATGTGCAGCTCTTGGGCGAGAAATATCTGCGCGACATGAAACGCGACCTCACGCCGTTGACTTTCCAAACATCAATACTTTGCCGCAAGATAGGCATCGCCAAGGATGGCTTCTACTCAAGCATGAAGGAGGGGCACAAGTATAACGCCTCCGATTTTGAGTATCTCGACACCCTCGGGTTTGACTATAACCCGGCAGCTCTGGATTCGCGTGCCGACAAGGATGTTGACCCGTTCGCGCCCATCTGCATCGGCATGGATTATAACGCCAACATCAACTGGATTGTGGCCGGGCAGCCCGATGAGCGCCTGGGCCGGCTTAACGTCATCAAATCGTTTTTCGTGAAGTTTGAGCGCAAGATTCCGGCTCTGATTTCCGATTTCTGCAACTACTATGCCAGCCATCACAACAAAACCGTGGTGTTTTACTACGATAGCACGGCTCTGGGGCAGAACTATGCAGTGAACCGCATCGACTTCCGCTACACGGTCATCAACGAGTTTGAACGCCATGGCTGGGTTGTTATTGCCATTCCTCTGGGCAATCCTATGCGCCATGCCGAGAAATATAATCTCATAAACCAGGGCTTTCAGGGGTTGAACCGCCTGATGCCTATGTTTAATCGCCAGAACAACGACGACCTGATACTTGCCATCCAAACGGCCGGAGTGAGCCGCGGGCGCAACGGGTTCCAGAAGAATAAAGCCGGGGAGAAACTTGCCGAGAGTGAGGAGGATTTGTTGGAGCACCGCACCGACGGCACCGATGCGTTCGACACCCTCTACATTGGGTGTGAGTCGCGCCCATATCGTGGCGGTGGTGCCATCGATGCCTCGGGGGTGATGTGAAATGTCTTTTCCCCCTTCGGGGGTTACAGCTAAGTTTGCATAACGTTTATCCAACTTGCTATGACCAACCATCTTCACGTTAAGAACGCGCTGCAACTGCCTGAGATTCCCCGCAAGGTGACCATCCAGTCGTTAGCGGCCATGGTGCTTCTCCTGTCGGGGGTTGCGCTCACATTTGCAGCCATGTATCTTCCGCCGATCGGCATTATCGACTCCTCGGTAATTATTGTTTTCGGCCAAATACTCATCGCAGTCGGCACTCTCATCGGTGTTGATATGCGATATATGGTGAAAATCTACCTCGCCTATCTTCAGGCGCTGGCCCACACCAACCAACTAAGTAACATTAATCCGTTAAGCGACAATGAAGAAATTCCAAGCACGCCTGGCATTGGAGCAGAACAAGCTGGCGCTACATCTGAAGAATCTGAGTGATTACACTCGCGATGCGCGATTTTCGACAGTACACCCCGAGGAGCAGACTTTAATCTTCGAGGAGTTGAAGGCTATGCGCGACCTCAACCGCGTGTTATCGTCACGACTGTATTTCCACGGCTTGTTACCTGAATGTTATGAGAAAGATTAATCGCATTATCGTGCACTGCTCGGCCACAGCCGAGGGGAAAGATTACACTGTAGCCGATATTGACCGCTGGCATCGCGAGCGCGGGTTTAACTGCATCGGTTATCACTATGTGGTTTATCGCGACGGCACGGTGCATGTCGGGCGCCCTGTTGAGCAGATAGGTGCCCACTGCCTGGGCTATAACAACCACTCCATCGGGGTGTGTTACATCGGTGGCTGCGCTGCCGACGGCCACACGCCCAAGGACACACGCACCGAGGCCCAACGTCAATCGCTGCGCGCCCTGGTGGCACAGCTTCAAAAACAATATCCCGGAGCCACCGTTCACGGGCATTATGAATTTGCAAACAAGGCTTGCCCCTCGTTTAAGATATGCGACCTCTAACAGTTATGCTCCTTGCCTGGTGTGTGCTTCTAAGCGCATGCCACACCACCCGTAAAAGCGCGGCCTCGGTGTCGGGGGCTGTGGCTGCTACGGCCGATTCCACGGTCGCCACAGCCACCACCGCCGAAGCTCTGAGTGCCATACTCACACACATGGCCGAGGCCGAGAGCATCCGTGTTGACTTCTATCCGCCACCGGTCGACTCAACCTCCGGGGCCGGGGCCACCGTTGTTGTGGCACCGCGCTCGCTCACCATCGGGCGCATCCGGCTGACCGATGCCGCCACCATCAACGCATCGGCCACCGACAGTTCTGCTATATCAACCACCTCAAAGTGTGCATCAATAAACCAATCATCATCCCAAACCACTGCAAACACGTCAAGACCACCTTATTTCTATGCTGTCATCATTGCAATAGTAATTGGTTTCATTGGTTATCTCGGTTTCCGTAGGTACAACCAATAGGGTGAATGGCACGGCAACGGCAGAGGCTGTCGCCGTGCTTTTCTTTTGTCTTTTCACGGCCCGCCGAGGTGCGCTAAATTTGCCTACATGAGCACAACAATTAAACTCCCGTCGCAGCGCAGCACCAGCCTCTTCTTCACCTCGGAGTTCTCCGATGTGACCTTTACCACCGATGCCGACACCAACACAGCAGTGGTGAAGCTGACGTGTGGCGGCACCGTGCTGCTATCCACCGAGCTTTATGTCACCAACTCCTCGGGCAGCATATCCGACCTTGCCGACCTCATCGAGGCCCATCTGCGCGCCTCGTGGTTGCAAGTTGCCACCTACACCCTCACCGTTAACGATGCCTCGGTGGAGTTCACCTGCATTTACTGCGACTACACCCTCCCGTTCAATTCCATCTCGCTTGAGAATAATTTTCTGACGTTGATTGACCATGTGGAGACCCACGCCGACAGTTCCATCAGCCTGTCGGCGCTGACACGTTGCTCGGGCTATTGCCTGGTGAAATATATCGTTGACGACACCCCCTACTCGGCGCAACTGCCCGACACTTACAGCACAGCACCCAACTCGCTCACCACCATCAAAGTGGCCGACCTGCTGACCTCTTGCCAAAGTGTGATTCCCGGCGAGGCTTACATTGTGTCGTTCACATTCGTGTTGGGCGAACGGATGAAAACGTTTTATCTCGACCGCACCACGCCCCAAATGCGCCTCATGTTCACCAACGTGTTTAACGCCATGGAATATCTCGACGTGGTGGGCACCGTGGTGACCAAAACAAAATCGGAATCCGACTCGGCTGTTATCGGAGGTGTCACCACCCTCTACAACCGTGTTGTTAACCGCACCTACGAGGTTACCACCGGTGCGATGCCACGCTACATGGCCGAGGCTTATTCGCAACTGTTCTCATCGCGTTTTGTGGCCCTCATCGACAGCTCTTCCCGAGTGCCGGCCACCGTTGCCGAGGTGATTATCACCGACAGCACCCTTGAGCCGACCACCGACAACGAAACTCTGTTCACGGTGAAATTCACATGGCGCTTTGCCGACCGCCGTCCGCGCGTGCTCGCCTCCGAAGTCGAGCCGTTGCTCTCATCGGTTGGTGTGTTCTCAACTCCCTTCACACAGCAATACTCATGATGCAGTCGCTTCACATATCGAAAGCCCGTCAACTGCTTGACCGCGGGGAGCCTGTTGACCTTGTTGTGGTGAAACGCAACGGAGAACTCATGGAGGCCCGCAATGTGGTGTCGCTTCGCTACGACTACTACAAGGGCACACGCACCATCAAATTCCTCGCCTCGGGGCAAATCAGGCTGATTCACGACTGCTGCATCATCAAAATAAACGATTTTGAAATTTTCCTATGAACAACTCCGACTACCTCGATTATTTTTCGGTGGAACCTATCCCCGGCAACAATGCGAGCGCGCTCTTCCTGCCGAAGCTGCGCGAAGTGTTTCGTGAAGATTCCGAGCCCGGCACGCTGACGGTTGACGGGATGGAGTATGTGCCGTGGGGCTCCGACGATTCGATGCCCTACGACATCATCGACCTGATTGAATCGGATGAAACGCTCTCCACCTGCCAGATTTTCAACGCCGAGGTGTGTTACGGCGCCGGCCTTAACTACAACACCGAAGATGCCACGGCCGACACACGCCGTGCGGTTACCGAGTTCATGATTAACAATGCCATGCCCGACTATTTCCTGGGGATGTGTCAGGACATGAAACATTTCAACTTCGCCATCACCGTGGTGCTGCTCAATGCCGACGGCGACCGCATTGTGGGGCTTGTGCGCAAGCCGGCATGTTACTGCCGCTTTGCGCCGGCCGACAGCCTCGGGCATCTCACCCGTGTGATTTTCGGCCCGTTCCGCCGCTCGATGCCCTCTGATCCCTATGAGGCTATCGATCTTCTCGACACCCGTGCTCCGCTGCTCGATTTGATGATGCGCACCGGGCGCCGCACCCGTCTCGACGGCACTACACGCGATGATGGTGTGCGCAAATATGCCATACTCTCGCGCTTCCCCGGTGTGGATTCGCTCTACTATCCCATACCCCATTATGCCTCGCTGTTTCGCGGGTCATGGTTTAAAATCAAGCAACTCATCGGCAAGGCAAAGTTGGCGAAGCTGCAAAATGCGGCTCCCATCAAATATGTGATAGAGGTATCGCCCCGCTATTGGGAGACGGTGTTTCAGGATCTCCACGTTGTGAACCTCGAGGAGCGCCGCAAGATTGTGAAAGAGCGCAAGCTCGAGATGATGAAATTCCTGACCAATACCGACAATTCTGGCTCGGTGTTGTTTACCGGCAAATCGCTGTCGGTCGACGGCCGGAACGAGAACCCCGACATATCGGTCACCTCCATCGACTCGAAAACCAAAGAGGGAGGCGATTGGGAGAGCGACATTGCCGAAGCTGTCAACATGGTGTGCTTCACTATGCGCGTGCACTCAAATCTTGTCGGTTCCGTCCCGGGTAAAACACAAACCAACAATTCGGGCAGCGACAAACGTGAGCTCTACACCATAGCCCACGCCCTACAAAAGCCTTACCACGACATTCTTCTGCTGGTTCACCACCTAATCATCAGCTTCAACGGCTGGGAGGGTGTGCGCCCCGAATGCCCCTTCCTCCAGCTCACCACCCTCGATGAGCATCGCGATGCCAAACAGGTAACCACTAACGACCCCTATACCCATGAACCTTCTTACTGATAACTTTTCGCTGCGTAGGTTCCTCCCGAATGTGATTCAGGAGGTGGATAACGAGACCTCGCTTTACGACAAACTCTACCCCGTGTTGGAGCGCAACAACCGCTGGCTCGACATCAACATTCTCGGGTCGGTGGAGCTTTCCGAGCCTATTGCCGACCTTGCCCGCCGAGTGATTGCCGTGACCTCCATGGCGGAGATGGTGCCGGCGCTCGACCTGGTGCTCACCCCCAACGGATTCGGCATTGTCAGCACCGACTCGCTCACTCCGGCATCAAAGGAACGTGTGGAGCGCCTGATTGACTCGCTCTATTCGTCGGCCAATGCCAACCTCGTTGTGCTGGTTGATGAATTGCGCCGCCTGGAAGAGTGGCGCTCCGGTGTGCCGGGCCGGCGCTTCGGTGGCACAATGCTCTCATCGCTTGCCGACATTGAACGCTGGGCCGACAAGGGGAACATCTTCGCTCGCTACAACACGGTGCGCAATTATGCCATTATGTTTGAGCGCGAACTTGCCGAACGCTATCTCGGCTCGAAGCTGCTCGCACAACTGCGCTCGGCCCGCTTTGCTTATGCGTCAACCGATGATGAGACCGCCGTCACCACCATGATTATGGCTATGGAGAGCGATTTCATTGATTATCGCCTCAGCCCTCGCCCCACCGAAGCCTTGTGTCGCGGTTTATGGCAAGCGGTGCGCCCCATCATCGAGTCACTGAAATATTACCCCTCACTCTACGCCATCTGGAACGAAGATATGGGGCCCACGTTTAACACTGAAACCTTCGAGAACTCCGTGTGCGGAGCCTATTATTTCTAATGTCGCTTACACTGATTATCCCCACACGCTGGTCGGCCCTTAAGCCCCAAGAGCTGCGCGACCTGCTTGATGTGATGGCCTCGGCAGCCGAGGTCAACAACAACACGCCGTTTCGCACCGCCGACGACTACTCCTCCCAGACCTTTGCCCGGGTGGCCATGCGCTGCGCTCTGCGATGGAACAAAGTGAAGGTGGTGTGTCGCTATGGCGACGGCTGGTTGTTGCAGCAAGGCTCGCAGCAATATCCTGTCACCGCTGCGGGGTGCTTGAAGGTTGTGCAGACCATGGAGTGGGCACGCCACATTCCACCGGAACCTGTGCGTCTCGACAGCATCGGCTCGGCAAAGGCTGTGGATGCCTATGCCGTCAACGAACTCAGCTTTGAAAACTATCTGGCGTGTGAAAACTACTGGCAACTCTTCAGCGCTGCGGCCAACGGCCGGTATGACTCCTCGCTGTTGCGCGAAATGGCTGTCATCCTGTATGGCTCCGACTCCATCGAGCCTACACCCGGCGAGCTGCTCGGGGTGTTCTATTGGTGGGCGTCGCTCAAGGCATGGCTCGGCAGCATGTTCAGCAACTTCTATCGCCCGGCCACGGGCACCGCGAGTGTCGACGGTGACAGCCTCCGTCGAGGTGTGGATGCTCAGATTCGCGCGCTGACCAAGGGCGACATCACCAAAGAGCCCACCGTGTTGGCTCTTCCGGCCATACGCGCCATCACCGAGCTGGATGCTCTGGCTCGGGAGTATGAAGAACTCAATCGTAAATACAGCAACAACAATGTCAGAAAGTAATTTTTCATGGAATGCCACCGACTTTTTCCGTGGGCTGTGTGAAACTAATCGCATGGCTCGCGACAAAGGCTTTGTGTTTCGGCGCGTGTCGTCGTTGCATGGGTTTGAGGAATGTCTCAGCGGGTTGCAATCGGCGCGAGCTGTGGTGGCTGTGAGTGATGAATCGGAGGGGCGCCTGACGATAGCCAACACGCCTCACACCCGCCGAGTGAAAACCGTGTTTCTCGCTATGCGTTACCAGGTTGACGACATGGCGGCACGCCAGGCCAGGCTTGATGATATGCGCGAGCTGTTTCGACAGTTCATGTCGAAGCTTATTCTTGAGAAAACACGCATCGAGGATGAGGATCACATCTACATCGACACCGACATCCAGTTCACCGAAGTGTCGCGCTACTTCTTCTCGGGCATGGCGTGTGCCTTCTTCCAAATAGCCACTACCACCTACACTGATCTTCGCTACAACGCCGATGAATGGGATTGACGCCACACAGAAAGCTACCGAGGAGCGCCGACGCTATGTTGAGGCATGGAATCAAACCATGCTCGACATTTGGGAGGAGCGCATCTACAAACTCCGTGTTATCGACACCGGGGCCTTGTGGCGCTCGCCTATGAGCTTGCCTGTGAGGGCCGACGGCCGTTTTGTGGATGTGTCGCTGAGCCAAACTTTCCTTGAGTATGGCTTATGGCAAGACCTCGGTGTGGGGCGCGAAGTGCCTCATGGCAACTCGGGCAACCTCGGCCACGGCAAGGTGCGCCAACGCCGCCGCTGGTTCTCGGTGAAATATTACTCGTCGGTGATGAATCTGCGCGACTTCTTTGCCCGGTCGCTGGGCCGCGAGTTTACCGGCCTGGTGTGTAACGCTCTCGATGCCGACCGGATGCGCTCCTCGTCGAGTTATTATTCCCGTCGCGGCTATTAATGTCTTTTCTCCACCCCACTCCGGTGGGCTATCTTTACCACAAACATTTCAAACTTATGGATACCTCAACGCTCAACCAAAAAATTGCCGACCTTGGCGCTAAAACCGACAAGGATTCCATAACCCCCGACAGCCTTGCCTCGCTGCTGTCGGAACTCTCGTCGCTGCTCGATACCCTCCAAAGCGATATGCAAGCGTCAGACGGAAGCCTTTCCTACGACATTACCACGGCCTCCGACACCATCGATACGCACTCCAAAATTCTCTCTGCGCACTCCGACACCATCGATACGCACTCCAAAATTCTCTCTGCGCACTCCGACACCATCGACACCCTCACGGCTCACGATAACTACGCCTACACCGAGCAGTTGCGCAACGAAACCATGCCCGACCTTCGGGCTGCCATCACAGCTCTACAAACGTCGCTTAATGCCGTGCGTGCCACCTCGGCCAAGGGGGTGGAGCAGGCGGTGGCTTCCGGGAGCTACACCAACCTCGAAAATTTCCTCAACAACCTGAGGGTGGCTGCCGAGACGGGGCAAACTCATGTGGAGCAGATGAAACAGGGGGTGTTCCCCACGGCACTCTCCGACCGCCTCACGGCTATCGACAGCGCAATCGCTGATGCGGAGGCCTCGGGCGGACTTATCCCGCTATCGATGCGCATCGACGACGGGCAGTTGCGCCTGTTCAGCCCGGAACTCACTCGCCTGGTTGACGATTACACCCCTTACCTGTTTCGTTTGTGCCGCCATCGCAACCGCATTGGTAAACTGGCAGCCGGAACCGCGAAGCGTGGCCACCACCGCCCTACCAAGGGGTGGCATCTGTTTGGTGGGCCGACAGCCGCCGTGGTCGATGCCTCAACGGGTGTGGTTAGCTTCTCAAAGGCCGACCACTCGCTTTGGCACATCGATTGCTCGGGCAATGGCTATGCCCCCGACGCCGAGTTGCTGGTGACGTGGCGCCCGTATGAGGATACCGAGAATCCCTTGCGCCCTACCGGCCGGTTTGGATGGGGCAACCGCACCGTGGAGGTAAATCCGCTACGCATGGTGCGTATGCCGTTTGCCATCGGTTTCGGCGAGACGTATGCCCCCGAGAAAAACATGAAGATTACCCCCGACCTGCTGGTCACCCCGCTGGTGCCGTTCTCGCTCACGTATGCCGTTGATGTGTCACCGTCTCAATGGGTGCTGTCAAAATAAAAAAACGAGAGCATTACACCCTCGTCTTTTTTATAACCGGAGCATTACACCCCGACAAAAACCCACAGCGAGCATTATACCCGCTCGGAAACAGAGGCAAATTTACAATGTTTTGCCCTCATTTCCAACAGTTTTGCCCGGTTTCTTCTGCTCTCCGGCAAAGTTTTTCAATTAACCTCACAATCACCGTTGCTCAACAATGAATACTCCCGCCATTCTACCTCCCGACTCTACTCGCCGATTTGTCGATCTCCGCTCGGCGTTCGACTTCACCTTAACTCTCCACGATGCCGAGGGGGCCGACCTCCCGTTCCCCGAATATGATTTCACGCTGCACCTGGCGGTGCCTAACCGCACCCCGTGTGTGGTGGCTTCGCAACAGGGTGGCACACTCACCAATTGCAGCAACCTCAACGGCAGCATCCATGTGGCTGTGGCCGCGGGGCACTCGCTGCCCGCCGGCCCCATCCGCGCCACCCTCACCTCCTACCTCCCCGACGAGACCTACCCCGGCGGTGTGCGCACCGATGTCGTTACCTTCGACACCGGAATCTCGCTGATGCCTCACTGCCCCGCCTCGCTCGCCCGCCCCGACCGCGACTACATTGTCACCGTGCTCCTCCCCTACATCTACATTCGCGCTGCGGAGGACATACGCGACCTTACGCAGATACTTGACACGGCCAACGAGCAGGCCGAGGAGATTCTCGGCACAACCCTTGGGGAGTATGACGCCTCGGATTATGCCACCGATGCCCGACTGATTAAGGGGGTGCTCAACGCCACCAATGCCGACAATGTGGAGGTGTTGAAACAGTTGATGTTGGATATGGCCGACGATACACTTATCTACCTATCCATCTCCGACACCAACGAGTGGAAGAGCGGCAACCCGCGAGCAACATTTGCCACCGCTCTTGCGCAGTTCGTCACCCATGCACCTTACACCTACGATGGCACCACATTCAACGGCATAGGCACCACATACGACACCCTTGGAGCTTCGGTTGGTGACCTGCTCTGCATCATGCGTTATTCCAACGGTGGCAACTCGCTGTGGGAGATGAAAATTGTTCCTTTGAATGATGCGAAGCCCGCCAACGGAGATTTCCCCGGTAGCGATGGCCTTGAAACTATTTGGGATAAAACCCAAGTGAACAAAGTGCCCGGAATTGAGGTGGGGTTGAATTGGCACACCGAGATATTCAGCCGTTCGCTCGATGAGCGCAGCTTCTCGACCAACACCGACGGAGGGTATAACATCAACAACTGTTTGACAACGGGCATCTACACAGGGTGTAACTTCGGGCGTTCGATGGCCGACAACCACAGCGACGAGCGTTACACCGTGACAGTGCAAACCCATTGGAATGAGTCGGAGCGAATGTATTATGTGCAGCAACACGCCTACTCGGAGAACTATCCCAACCGTGCGTTTTTCCGTCTAATTAAGACTGACAGCCTCACTAACTACTATGGCGATTATGGCCAATGGTATCAGATAGGTTATCAAAACAGCTAACAACGGCCTCGGCTGAATATTAAATTCGATATAACACAATGAGCAAATTATCAGATAAATCTTTGCAGTTGTTTCGGCAACTTGCCGAACTGAAAAACATTAAACGTGCGTTCTCCGAGCTGTTTGTGCGCAACGGTTTAGGCAATGACAGTGACCGCTTTGCCGACTACCCCGATGCGGTGCAACAGATGGTTGACACCGCCAATGCCAACGTTGAGGCCGCACAGGCGGAAACCGCAGCCACCAAGGATGAGTTGTCGGCTACGCAGAGTGAGTTGACTGCCACTTCCGAATCTCTTGCCGATACTCGCACACAACTCACCGACACACAAACCGCACTTACCACGGCTCAAAAGGAAGCCACCACCACCTACACTTCGCTGAAAAGCACCGTTAGCGCAAAGGGTGTGGATGTGTCGGCAGCCACCGATTCCAACGGTGTTATCTCCGCGCTCAAAACCTCGGTAATCACCCCTCTCGGCCAAATCGGCTACACCCCCGAAGATGAGGCTGTGTATGCCGACCTCACCTTTGAACCCGGAACTTGGGAGGATGATATACAGTATGCCCTCACCCAACTTGCCAACGGCAAAGATGCCCTTGGCCGTTTTGGTATGCTCCAAAATAGGAAGATAACGTCAGGTAATCAGTTGTTCTCCTCCTGCACCACGTTGACCTCTATTCCC